GTTCCACAAGCCAATAGATTAGCAGCACCAACGCAACGGCAATCCCGACCCCACCAACTAATGCTGCGAGCAGTGTTGATGAGTTGCTCGTCGTTTGAGCAAACCATGCCGCCTTCGCCCGTCGAAATGTGGTGAGCAGGATAGAAAGATGTTGTCCACGCATAGTAATAATCCGTCAGAAGTTTACCATCCCACTTTGTGCCAAGTGAATCGCAGTTATCACCAATCAAACGAATGCCATGTTTCTCGCACATAGCCTTGATTCGATCCATATCTGGCGGATTGCCAAGAACTGGTGAGACAAAAATGGCAACGGTCTTATCGGTGATCCACTTTTCAACATGATCAAGATCAAAGTTGAGTGTCTTCATCTCAATATCAACAAAGACTGGAGTCAATCCATTCTGGACCAACGGAGCAATTGTTGTCGGAAAGCCTACTGGTGAAACGATAACCTGATCGCCATCCTTCCAGCCCAAGTGTTTCTTGAGAGCAGCAACCATAGTAAGGTTGGCTGACGAACCAGAGTTGACCATATGAGCATGGCTCACATTGAACTTGCGACAAAATGCCCACTGGAACTTCGCAACGTTCTCACCAGAAACAAGCCACTTGCCTGTCAAAAATGCAGTGACGCCAGCAATAACTTCCTTCTCGTCCCAATATGGACCAGAATAGAATACTGTATCTTTCTCAGGATTGAATTGCTTACAGTTATACGCATACTTCGGCGTACCAACAGCGGCAACCAATTCTTCAATCATTTGCTTCACGTCACTCATTATTTTGTCCTCAAGATTTGTCCAAGATACTTACCATAGTCCGATTTGGTATATTTTGCAGCAGCGGCTCTCACTTGATTCTCAGTGATCCATGCATTCTTGTATGCAATTTCTTCTGGACATGCAATCATCATCCCAGTTCTACGTTGCACAGAACCAACAAACACAGAAGCCTCTGAGAGAGATTCGAAAGTTCCAGTATCAATCCAAGCAATACCACGATTCAAATACTCAACCTTGCAATCATGGTTTTGCATATAGATGTTATTGATGTCTGTAATCTCGAGTTCACCTCTTGCTGAAGGAGTAATCCTCCAAGCATATTCTACTACGTTATTGTCGTAAAAGTAAAGCCCAGTCACCGCATAATTGCTGGGTGCAAATTTGGGTTTTTCAACAATCTTGACAGGATCGTCGTTGCTGTCTAATTCAATAACACCAAATCTTTCTGGATCAGCAACATGATACGCGAACAACGTACAACCGACATTATTCCAATTTGCTGCATTGAAACGATTGATCAATTCGTTTCCGTAGAAAATATTATCGCCAAGAATGAGTGTGACATCATCTTTTCCGATCCACTTTTCGCAGATACGGAAACATTCAGCAATACCTTTTGGCTCTTGCTGGATAGCATAAGAGATACTGATTCCCCATTGAGAGCCGTCACCACAAAGACGTTTGAAAGCCTCTGCGTCATTTGGAGAATTCACGATCATAATATCGCGGATGCCAGCCATCATCAATGTAGACAATGGATAATAGACCAGCGGCTTATCATAAACTGGTAATAATTGTTTTGATGTGACTTCCGTGCATGGGTACAGACGAGTGCCCATACCACCTGATAATATAATCCCTTTACGCATTATTATAATACTCCAATGTTTTTTCTAGACCCTGGACTATCTTAGTCTTTGCAGCCCATCCAAGTTCCCTATAAATTTTATTTGCATTCATCGCATATCTGAAATCATGACCTTTGCGATCAGTTACGAAATTGATCCACGACTGATACATATTCACTGGCTTGCCCATGATATCAAGAATCAATGTAACCATTTCAAGATTGCTCATCTCATGACCACCGCCAATGTTATATCTTTCACCAGATCTGAAATTGTCGCCAATAGTCAATAACGCTTCGCAATGGTCTTCGACGAATAACCAGTCGCGAACATTTTGACCTGTTCCGTAAACTGGAATCGGTGTATTGTTTTTGATGTTACGAATAACCGTAGGAATGAACTTCTCATCATGCTGACGAGGACCATAGTTATTCGAGCAGTTAGTTACAACTGCCTCAACGCCATGCGTGTTTACATATGAGCGAACGAGATGATCACTGGCTGCTTTGGTTGCAGAATACGGATTGCGTGGATTGTATGGAGTGTTTTCATGAAACGGCTCATCTTCTGGACCAAGACTGCCAAACACTTCGTCAGTAGAAATATGAACTAACTTGCCGCCATGTTTGCGAATCGATTTTAGAATGTTGTGAGTACCCGTAATATTAGTGCTGATGAAATCATCGTCACCAATAATAGAGTTATCGACATGAGACTCAGCAGCAAAATGGTAAGTAATCGTTGGCGCATAATCGTGATATACTGCATCTAAGGGAATACGATTCCGAATGTCGCAGTGCTTCAAAAACACGCGATCGGTCGGAATACCATCAAGATTTTTTATTCTTGCAGCGTAGGAGTGATTGTCTACGATGACAATATCTTCTTTAGGATGCTTTTGCAGATGAGCAAAAACAAAGTTAGATCCTATAAATCCCAAACCACCAGTCACTAATATAGTCATAAAGCCTCAATTTGATTTAGCAATAACAAACCTTCCTGAATGTTCTGCCGATGACGATGCATATTCAATAAACGAACGCATAATATTATCAGCGGTCTTTTTACCCTTCGGAGTCTTTTTGAGATTCTTGAAGTAATCAGCCAACATCTTATTTATTACGTCAGTGAGATCCTTGCTATACTTTTCGCGAATCTCGTCATACTTTTTTCGATCTTTAGATTTTATTGGTTCTATTTCTTTTTTTCTTTTTGCAAAAAGATCTTTCTGTTTCTTGAACTCTGCGCTAAACTTGTTTGCAAATGTTTTATCATGGATGCCAATTGTTTTTGGTATTTGTTCGCCAGAAACAGATCCACCTCGCGCCGTTCTAAGAATGATCTCTCCCTTATATGCTGGAGTTGATGGATCATGTCTAAATCTCATCTCCGACTTACCATTGTCTAGATAGAATCTGATATATCTGTCACGAACGTCAATATCACGAAGGAAGTATTCACCAAGTTCTTTCTGAGTTTTAGATCTATCAAAGTTTACCTTTTTCAATATAACTTCTTTCTCTGCCATCTTCAAAGACAAAGGTAATAAATCACCAGAGTCGATCAATTTGATTAGAAGCATGTTCAATTCAGCAAAGGTTATCTTTGGGTTCCTAGCATTTTCAACAATTTTCTTTTCAGCAGCATTTGATGCAAAATAGATGTCTGCAGGATTCCATCTATTGATATCACCAAACGGAAGTAATTTTGGATTATTAGATTCATCTAGAATTTTGTTGGCTGATAGAAACATCTTTTCGATGTTCTTCATGATAGTGCTATCGCCTCTAGCATAGAATACATCGCTCCATCGAATCTTTTTGATCTTCGTGAAGTTTCCGTTGATTTCTTGAATATCAGTAACCAACTTCTTTGCAATCAACAATGATGACTTATACCAGTCATCAGAGGATTTCAAAAACGATTCAATCTCTTTCAAACTAACTGGAGTTCGAACCTGGCTCTTATAGGCTTCTGGAATAATTAGATTGATGTTTTTACCAATTTGAGATGATACAGGATAATTGGTATAAAAATCTTTGTAGGTTGGGAACTTCTTTATGTCGAAGTTTTTAGCAACTTCTCTCTCGCCCAAGTAGTCAGCGACTGCGCAGAACAGAGCCTGAGATGCTTCTTGTAGTGCTGTCTTGTCTGCCATTGTTCTTGTAAACCTTTTTGAGAAATTTCTTCCAGATCTTTGGATCTTGATTTCGGAATGTCTGCCGATACATAAAGATGGCTTCGCATTCTTTCCAGCCAATTTTATGCGCCTTTCGTAACTTATTTATATCTAGTTTCTCAGCCTGAGTTTCGTATGCATGAGCGTCGAGTTCATCAGGATTGCCATAATACATTGCCTTCATCTTATTCTGTTTAGGCTTCGGCTTGTATTCCTTTTGTAAAAGAAATGGGCGATGTCTCTGCTGATGTTTATGGCGATACTCATGGTGTATCGCACGAATAATCTTTACCGCAAGATTATGAGCACCCTTTTCTGTAATGACTACTTTTTTAGAATCCTCGGGGAAGTTTAGACAGATATAGATGTGCTCAGGGATTATATCTGAAATTCTCATACAATAGTGACCATTTACAATCACATTATGATCAGGATAGTAATCATCATCAAATCGTTCTGATGAGAAACAAACGATATATGGCTTGAATGCTTTATTCAGTTGACGAATCATAGAAGGAATATGTTTCTCCCCAACCCAGTTTTTGGACAGAGCATAAACCTTCTTTTCAATCTTCTTCAGTTGCATTACACTTTCAGATTCTTGAATTTGTCTGTACTTCGACCACGATCAAAGACTGGCTTTGAATCATTTTCTTGCATCACAGCATCTTGGGCTTTCTGTTCAAGATCGTATAGTTTCATCTTTGCGCGATCAACTCCGATTGTGAACCTTTTATGAAGATTCGGATCGTTATAACGATTCTTCAACTGCTTCACAAGCAACTGATTCAATTGCTGCAGTTCTTCAGTACTAACAAGAGCGAACATAAAGTCAGCAGTAGCAGGGAGACCAAAACTCTCCGAAGTGTCTTCCAGCCCAGGATCAGAGTTACTAAATCCTGAGCGAGTTGTCTGAGTAGCTGAAACAATAGGTACGTTGTTCTCAACCGCGAGTCCACGAAGTTCCTCAGCGATCGCTTTGATATAGGTATACGAATTGACATTTGCACCTGCCTTGATTCTTGACGATGCACAAATATTTAGATAGTCAATAAAGATAATATCTGGACGGAAGTTCTTCTTGAGAGCCAGATCGTTGATCAATGCTCGGAAGTGAGCAGGATTCGCAGACGCAGTTGGATATTCCTTGATGATCAACTTACCCTTGACGGAAGTCTTGAGTTTACCCATACGCTTCTCATACATATCTTTCGGCATGTTCATGAGATCGTCAAGAGAAACATTGAGAAGATTCGCATCAATACGTTCAGCGATCTTCTCTTCAGCCATTTCAAGAGTTATGTAAAGAACGTTGTAGTTCTGAACCAAACAACTAGCAGCCACATGGCACATAAACAGAGACTTGCCGACGCCAGTACCTGCAAGAGCAATGTTAAGGGTCTTTTGCGGCAATCCTCCTTTAGTGATCTTGTTGAAATACTCAAGATCGAAGGGGATTC